AGCGCCTCTGAGGACAAATTCATTAGCAATATATTTAAGACTACCACCAACTGCTTGTAATGTGCCTATAGGGTCACGGGCAACATCAATAGCTACGTTAGTTAATCCAGCGCCAAAGCCAACAGGTTCAGATACAACAGTCTGTGGACCAGGTACTAAACCTGCTACATCAGCAGCCTGTTCAGTTCTAGCTAGACCAGCCTGAAATTTATTAATAAAACTAGGGTCTTGTTTAGCACGTTCTTCTCTAGCTTGTACATCACCTGCACCTAAAGCTAGTGAAACACCACCAAGTGCAGCAGAAGGTAAAATTAATCTACCTACACCTCTTTTTAAAAGACCTCTAGTAGAAACTGAAGATTTACTAAAATCTAATACTCCTTCTATATTTCCTTTAATTATATTAGAAGTTTCAGGACTAGCTTCTAATATTTTACTTTGTCTAGCTAACTCTTCAGCAGTTTGAGACGTAGTTTCACCCACGCCTCCTGCTAATTCAGTTAAAGCTTCTCTTGCTGGCCTAGCCTGTTCAATAGCAGCCCCACTTTCTTTCTGTTGTAATTCAAATTGAGGACGCATAGTTGAAAGAGCGTCTGAAACAGTATCACCTTTAGCGGTACCACTAATTAAAGAACTACTAGCAGATGTTTGATGAGCTTTAATTGTAGGTAATTTACCAGCATCTTCAGGTTTAAGACCCATTTGTGCTAAAGCTTCAGCTTCTCTTCCTTTAGCTTTTTCCCAATTACCATGCCAAGATCTAAATAAAGTTATAAGATTTTCATTTACATTACCCCATTTACCAAATTCACCTCTTAAAATATTACGCACTTCTTTTCTATCAGCTTGACCTAAACGACGTAAAGTATCGCCGCCAGTTCGTTGTGCATAAAAATGGTGGATAACATCTGAAAGTAATTGTTTTCTAGATGTTTTAGTACCTCTACTAGCTTCATCTAAAAGTTGACTTTCAATACTACGAATAGACTGAACAAGTTGCTTTCCACTCATGTTCTGAGATCTAGCCATATCCAAAAGTTCATAATAAGCTTCTGGATTAGCAACTAATTCTCCTGAAAATCTTTTAATACGTTTAGGTTGTGACGAGGAATAATCACCAGAAGACTCATAATCATTAATTAGATTTACAGCCCATTGTTCTAGTTTATCTTCTTCTGTTAAAGCCATTAATTAATATACTCCATAATTAAGTGTTCACGGAGTTTATTAACTCCAAATTTGGCTCTCATCCATGATTGCCAATGGTTACTTCCTTTATCCTGATTGCATCTGGTACATGCGGGGACGACATTCGTATTGACATTTTCGCCCCCAAGAGAACGAGGATGTACATGGTCCAGAGTAAGTTCGTGTAATTCATAAGTTTCTCCACAATAAACACATGTGCAGCCAAAGTGTAATTTAATACTGCGCCTCCAAAGGCGCTTTGCTTCAGAGGATGTCATGGTTATTAAGTTGTATAGGTAGTGATCAGGAGTTGGAAGTAATGGGGTCATGCTTTACGTTTTTTACCGACACGTGCTCGATTCTTAGAGGCTTTTTCAAGAAATGTAGATCCATCCCGTTTATGGGATACATCTTTACCATCTCCATTACCATAAGTACCACGTCGTCGGTTCTCTTTATTTAAAGCAGACCGCTTTGAGATTTGTAGTTTGGAACCATCATACTTTTTCTGGTATGATTTATAGTTACCATTAGCGAATTTAGCACCGCTATGTTTAGAGCTTCGAGCCATATAGCCTCCGTTGGACTAGTTCGGGGTCAACAGTTGGCATAATGTTAGCCAATTTATCAAGTGAGTTACCCTCAAAGGCGACACCACTGATGTCATTCTTTGATAGCCAATCACAAGCTGCTTTTAAATCTTGTGTAGTTGCCTCACCAGATTTAACACGGTTTAGAAACTCATTAGTAACTAGATTGTGTAGCTCATTAAATTGTTCTTCACTCGCTTTGTTTTTTGACATTAGCTTTCTTGGCTTTAGTTTTCTTTACTACGGGTGCTTCAATTGCATACCATGTTTCACCTGGTTCATGTACAAGGTGTGATTCTGCACGTACTGCTTGTTCAGCAGTTTCATAAGTACCAAGTACCTTTTTAGTACGAAGATCTACTACGTTGTAAGTCATAATTAAGCTTGTTTTTTAAAATTACTGTTAAATGCATCCTCGTCTACTTTTTTAGCAAGTTTAATAGTTGGTGCAATACCAAGACCAGGATAATTTTTAACTGGAGTTGAGGTTTTTGGTTTAGCATTACGAATGCTTGGAGCATTTTTAGGAAAAGGTTCTTTTTTGTAAGGCATTTAATTAATTCCTAAGGACAATTTGGTCTAGTTTGTTTTCAATACGCACCATATGATCTTCCATACGCTGAACCATGACTGATAAATCAGCTTTAGATACATAGTCCTGAGCCACGTTAAGTTCAATAGCGTCGATACGTCTGTCAAGACCACTAATGCGATCATGTACATTATTTATTCGATTGTGTAATCTGTTATTCAGAGTTGCGCCACCAGCTACTAAAGCAATGACAGCAGCGACTATTGCTTCCATTATTTAATTGAAACGATTGGTACGATGTCATGGCAAAGCATTTCGACACGACTGCCAGGTCTAAAAGTAAAACCTGACTTCATAATTTCTGTACACTTAAGTGCTCTGACTAGCTCGTAGTCAAGACGCATCTTTTGCTCGTGTTTACGGGCGATACCTTTACAGGTTTCTATCATACCACCATCTAGTGGGACTGAAAAGTTCAGTTGTACGCCGAAGTTATTGCTTCGTACATACCCTGTGTTATCGTAAGGAATAGTATCATTGCCCATATAAAAGGGCGAGAATTGCATGGTTGCTCCATTACAACTATTATTACTTGCAAAGTATTGCCGAGACGGTGCACCAGTGTTCTGGAATTGCACCGCTTGATTGGTAACATTACCTGTCGCAGCAGCTACAGGAGATGATGTATTTTGTACCTTTGGGTCTTCAGCGTAAGCAGGACTTACTACTGAGAGAAGACCGATAAGGAGGTAGTAGTAGTAGCTTGTTCGATGGTTTCTGTTACTAGGCTGTCTTGAATCTTTCCTGCTGCTCTGGTTGTAATTTCTAGTTGAAATTGATCTCCAGCAGTATGGACTGAATAAGTTGTAGCAGAATTTGAGATGTCCCCACTTGGGACTACGTTTGTTCCAGACCATGATGTATAAGCACCACCGTATACGTTGGTAGCAATGGTTCGGTCAATTTCAATGGTGGTAGTTGTTGTTGACTGCATTGAACCTTGCGTGAAGTTTGGGGTTACCTGAGCTGATACTGGACTAGCTAAAAACAATAAAAGTAGTAATCGTTTCATTCTTCTTTCTTTTTAGGATCAGGAGATTTATTATTAGATTTATTATTGGAAGTAGTTAAACCAAATGTAGCAAGAGCACCAGTAAATACAGAAGCAACAAATGTAATGTCACCACCACTCTGACCTTTTTTGATCATTGGTAGTTCAACATAGTTAAGAGTAATAATAAAACCACTCCAAATAACAACGCCTAGACGAACAAAGGTTCCAAGGATTTGTAATTCATCTTCTGTATTTTCTTTTACCTTTGCTAAGAAGTTTTTATTGTTTCCGGTAGATTCTTCTTTTTTGTTATTTTGTTCCATGCTTGCTTCATGATTGGTTTCATAATCATCACTAAGTATTTAAATAGTGATGTAGCAGCAAGGGTGGCAGCTACAGAAATAAATGCTGTAGTTGCTGCAGTAGTCATGATCGTTGTCGTCGGCATTGGGACTTCAATGTCCGTAAATGGGATCTCAATGATCTGAGCTTCAGGTGGTATAGCTGGTTTAGCTAATGTTGGATTGTTTGTTTGTTGTTGACTATCTGTATCTTGTGGTGGAGGATCTATATTTATACCCTCTATCCCTGGTGGTGGTCTAAGTACGTTAGGAGGCACCACAAGCGGCTCATACGACGGTATATCTGCCTGAGGTACCTCTAGTATAGGTATAGGTAATTGGAACGCTTCAGGGAGCAATAGAGAGGGCAGCTCGGGTGGCTTAGCCCACTCCATTAGGTATCACCAAACAATCCACGTTCAATAAAATCTACTGCTGTATCATCAACAGTATTGTCTGTTGTAGAAGCCAACTTCCGTAGCAGGTCAACAATCAAGCGTTTGACCTTAGGAGATTGGATAAAAGAGAACAGAACTGGACGGATAAGTGTAATCATAATAATTAAGATGGTTCAGTAGGCCAAGTAATAGTGTGTGGAAAACCTTCTGCTGCAGGTAGGTCACGTAATGATTGACGGTATGTACCCCAAGTAGTGGAGTTAGCAGTGCTATCAGCTAGTTGAGTCCAGTCAGTATTTGTTAGTTTTGTATCACGCTCTGCACGTACAGACTTAGCAGCTTGTGCATCAATACGTGCCTTGTATGCAGCTTCGTTATCTGCTGCTGTAGTTACGTTACCTTCGCTATCTGTAGTGTCAGTAAAGACTGGACCAGCGATAAACTTAGTAAACCACTTGCCATCAATTTCTTCGACACCATCGCGTGTGCTAACACCATAAGGTGCAGTAACAGTTGCTGCAGCACCATTTAGTACAGCGTCATAGCCATAACTATCAAGAATTTCAGTTGTAATTTGCTTAGGGAAGCTTGTATTCGGTTGTGTTGCTTTGAACTGACTAACGGTAGTCAGCTCACCATTTGATCGATTTCTAATTTCCATAGTTAGTTATGTTTAAGCGATTGCAAGGAAGATGTAGGAGCCGCCGGATTCGTTTAACCAAGCAGGTGCTGATGAAGTTACTGTAAAACCTGCGTTAAGTGGATCTATGTAATCAGTGTTTGTTACTTGGGCTGCAGTGTCATTTAAAAACAGGTAAGGATCATTACCACTTACGATGCCACGGGTTGTGTCCCAAACGTACCAATTACCAGAGCCGTTAGATTGTTTGATTAATATAAACCTTGCCCCACTTGTAAATCCACAGTCAACATTGATTGCATTACCAGTTCCAGAATAACTACCTACTTTACTGATGC